GCAGATGCGGCAACATTTGCTAGATGTCAGAGCATTTTTGATCACACACTTTTTGATAGAAGATTACAAACTCCAGCAGAGTTTATTAATGCTTATGTAGAAGAACATAATGTAGTGCCGACTGAGACTATTGTCAATGCCGCCACCGGAGTAGATTTTAAAGTGCCTGTAGATTTGCGTGAAGAACACTTTGATTGGCTGTTGAATGACTTTGAAACATTTACTAGGCATAAGGGACTCGAACGTGCTATTCTTGAAGCGGCTGACATGCTTGAAAAAGGCGACTATGGTACTGTTGAAGATAAAATTAAAAAAGCAATTCAGGTGGGTCTACAAAAGGATCTAGGCACTGACTATTGGTTAGATCCTAGAGCACGTCTAATGAAAATTAAAGACAATAACGGACAAGTATCTACTGGTTGGAAGTCGGTAGATGATAAATTGTTTGGAGGTATGAATCGTGGAGAACTTAACATTTTTGCTGGCGGATCTGGTGCAGGTAAGTCTTTATTCTTAGCAAATCTCGGCATTAACTGGGCACTAGCAGGACTTAATGTTGTGTATCTAACATTAGAACTTAGTGAAGAACTAGTGTCAATGCGTATGGATGCGATGGTAACTGGAATGGCAACTCGTGAGATTTTTAAGAACTTAGACGATGTTGAAATGAAGGTTAAAATGATTGGCAAGAAGTCTGGAACTTATCAAGTTAAATATATGCCTTCAGGCAAAACAGCCAACGATATCCGCAGTTACTTAAAAGAATATGAAATTAAAACAGATCGAAAAGTTGATGTGTTGCTAGTCGATTATTTGGACTTGTTAATGCCACAAAGTAAGAAGATTAGCCCTGCAGACTTGTTTATTAAAGACAAGTATGTGTCAGAAGAATTGCGTAACCTAGCAGTTGAAAAGAATTGTGTGTTTGTCACGGCGGCGCAGTTGAATCGTGGCGCTGTTGAAGAAGTTGAGTTTGATCATAGTCACATTTCAGGCGGACTATCTAAGATTCAAACTGCGGATAACGTGTTTGGTATCTTTACAAGTCGTGCTATGCGTGAACGTGGCCGCTATCAAATCCAGTTGATGAAGACACGTTCTAGTAGCGGTGTTGGACAGAAGATTGACTTAGAGTTTAATATTGATAGTTTGCGTATTACTGATCTTGCTGAAGAAGATAGTTATGGTTCAGGTTCTCAAAGTGCAGGCAGTAGTTTACTAGCATCGATTAAAAATAGACAAACTGTTGACCCTGATACCGGCGAAGTAAATCCCTCAACGGGTATTGCTGTTCCTAAAGTAACTGCCAAAGTTGAAAGTAGTAAACTAAGGGAGCTATTAAACAACTTGCCAGGTGACGATATTTAATCATACTATAGTACTATTTTTTTAATAAAATGATAAGTACGTATATTATAGGAATGTTAAAAAATGGAATTGCACCACATCAGAGACATCACAGATCCCTTAGTTAGAATAATTAAGGATGATCCAGTTCGTCCGCACATTCCATTAGAACAACGTATCAACGAAGCCGCAGAAATTCTAATCCTTAAAGCAGGCGAAGAAGTACTGGCCGCTACATGTATGCAATGGCTTAGTGATATTCCAGAAGACGAATCAGATTTAGTTAATATGGCTAAAGATAAGAATATTGCCGTGTTTTACACCATATGGAGTTACGCTCCGGGTGCTGGAGCAACGCTATTAAAGCAGGCCGCAGAGTGGCTACTAAAGGACTACAAAGATATCAAGGGGATCGTTACACTTAGTCCTCAAACTCCTATGGCCCAACGGTTCCATTTGAAGAATGGTGCTAGTATTCATAGAGAAAATAAAACCAGTGTGAATTACAAATACTACAGTCGAACTGAGTAATTTTGTCGGCGGGCAATCCGAGATAAATATGCTAAAGGATTGACACATGACAACACATAGCGCATCGGACGCACATGCAAGGGCACTAGCCAATCAACCAGTAGCATTAACAAACACTCAAATATTAGACAAATATTCAACAGTATTTGATAAAATATGGGCGGCTGCTGGAAACGGATTGTTTTATCTAAACGTACAATTATTTGATACACAATACGAAGAATTTGCTCCAGTAGTACAAGCACAAGGTTACGGCATTAGTCCTGCGTTGCCTACAAATGTCCAAACGTATGCAACTAACTCAACCGGTATAACTTTTACAGGTTCTATCAGTAATGGTGCAGGCGGTGCAGGTAATTTATTAATAGTAACCTCATCAGTAGATTCGGGGCTTGCCGCTGGTATTCCTATTACAGGAAATGGTGTTGCTCCTAATACATATATTTCTAGTATAACGCCATCCTATTCTTTAAACATAACTGGCGGATCAAAGAATACTATTACATTTACGGCAGATACTACTAATAACAGTTATACATTATCAAATGTAAGTAATTTTAACAACGTTGTTATAGGAGCACAACTTTCAGGAACTAATATACGAGTCGGTGCAGTTGTATCAAGTTTTAATACTACTGCTAGAACAATTACTATGAGTTTAACTGCTAGTGGATCTACATTAGGAGTTTATATTAGTTTTCCAATATTCACAATTTATACCCAAGCAAGTGGAGGCTACGCTATTGGCATGAGCGTAACTATTGCAGGACAGCCTGATGGACATTACAACAGACCTTGGATTATTTCCGGAGTAATTGATACTACACAATTCCAAGTTACACCCGATAACACTTGGACTAATCCTCCTCAGCCTACTGCGGCAGGCACGGTAACACCTACAGGTGCTAGCGGCGGAGAAGGATATTATCAAGTTGGTACTAGCCAACTAGTTACAAGTACTTCGATAAACGCTTATTGGATTACTGTGGGTACTAGTCAAGGTATGGTGGCTAATGCTAAAATAATTTTTAGTAGTACCCCAACAACTACTAGGGCATATCAAACATTTACTAATGGTAATATTGCTGTTGATTCAACTGCTGGGTTATATCCCGGAATGACTGTTAGATTTTTGGGATCAAGTTTAGGGGGAATTACTCCATATAAAACCTATTATGTAGTTAATGCAACTAACGGTATTTTAACCGTATCAAACGATAATGCTAGCGGAATTGTACAAACGTGGACAGCTGATGCTACCTATACGATGAGTGTACAAGGTGGTGGAACATTTGGAGGAATAACGAATGGTCAAACTTATTATATTCAAAGCGTACCAGATGCTTATCATGTAACTATTAGTCAGACTATAGGCGGAGCACCGTTGCCTATAACTAGCCAAATTGGATATATGTCAGTAGTCGGTGATACTGCCGCAAGTAATCTAGTTCCCGCAGTACCTGTATACAATGGCCCTGAAACTATAGGATCGACTGGTAACAGTTATATTATCAGTTGGACCTAATAAACCCCGTAAGGGGTTTTAGTTTGGGTCGATAAATACAATGATAAGCAAGGATTTCAACCAATGAAACATGTAAGATTACCCGGATATGATGCATTTGATTTAGATAGATTAAGTTACTCAAACGGGGATATTGTTAACGATTTAACCAATGCAACTGTTCGATATATGGACGGTGTAACTCCGGGCGGCTTCAAGCTAGCTACACAGGACTATGTACAAAATAATGCTATTACTAGCGCAAACTTAGCCACAAACTTAGCCACAGCTTTAGCACCATATGCACTAACATCTTCATTATCTGTATACGCTACAACTACAGCATTAAACTCGGCAATTGCCGCGATTCCGATTTATTCTTTACCAACAGCAACGACAAGTATACTAGGTGGTGTTAAGGTTGACGGTACTAGTATCACAGTTGACCCAGACGGTACTATTCATGGTAGTAATCAGTACACATTACCTATTGCAGGAACAAGTAGTGGAGCATTAGGAGGTGTTAAGGTTGATGGCACTACAATTCTTATTAACCCGTCAACAGGTGTTATTAGCGGTGCTAATCAATACGTACTACCTACAGCGACCACCACAGTCAAGGGCGGAGTTATTATTCCTGCTGTAGCTACCAGTGGTATTAATAATACCAGTGGAACTATTAGTCTAGCACAAGCAAGCACAACACAACTAGGTGGTGTTAAGGTTGATGGAACTACAATCACAATTAATAATTCAACAGGAGTTATCAGTGGTGCAAATACCTATGTTCTACCAGCGGCAACTACAACCACACTAGGCGGTGTTATTATTCCAGCAGTTGCCAACTCTGGACTTACAAATACATCGGGTACTATTCGACTAGCTACAGCGACTACTAACCAGTTAGGCGGTGTTAAGGTTGACGGTGTTACTATTACCATTAATGGTTCAGGTGTTATTGCCGCTAACATTACTGGAGCTATTGTGTTCCAAGGTGGTTGGAGTGCCGCTACTAATACTCCAACATTAAGTAATGCAACAAGTGCTTACAACACTAATGGTTTTGAATTTGTTTGTACTGCCTCAGGTACAGTTAACTTTGGACTAGGCAACGTAACATTTGCCGTTGGTGATAACGTAATTTATGACGGTACTAAATGGGTTAAGATTCCTATCGGATCATCAGCTGGTACTACTAACAACTCTCTAACATTTGATAATACCGGTTCTGGCGCAGGTGCAGGTAGTACTTTTAACGGTGCGTCTGCATTAACCATTAGTTATAATACTATCGGCGCTGGCCCTATAGCTGGTTCAACAAGCATAACTACCTTAGGTACTATTGCTACCGGTACATGGAATGGTACTTTAATTGACCCGGCTTACGGTGGCACTGGCGTTGCTAACACCTATACTCTAACAGTAAGTGGTAGTAATCGCACAATAAATCAAGATGTCAGCAACGGATCTGCGCCAACATTTACAGCTACAAACTTTTCAGGTACTGCTTCAAATCTAACTGTAGGTAATGCGACTAATGCTGTTACAGCTACTACAGCTACTACAGCTACTAGAGCAACTAACATCGCAGGCGGTGTAGCCAATCAACTAGCTTATCAAACAGCCGCTAACGCTACTAGTTTTATTACAGCCGCTAGCGGAACTAATACATTTTTACAGTGGACTGGGTCGGCATTCCAGTGGGCCACAGTGGCTACCGCCACATCAGCTACTAACTTATTAGGTGGTGCCGCTAATAGGATTCATTATCAAACAGCCCTAGATACTAGCGGATTTATTGTAGCTCCTAGCTCAGCAGGTACATATTTGCAATGGAACGGAACTTCATATGTATTCTCGGCAGTTACTGGTGCTACTGGCGGTACTGTAACTTCAGTTACCGGTACAGGTACTGTAAGCGGTATTAGCTTATCTGGTACAGTGACTAGCTCGGGTAGTTTGACACTAGGCGGCTCACTAAGTCTAGTGAGTCCAGGTGCTATCGGCGGAACTACCCCTAGCACCGGTAAGTTTACAACACTACAAACAACTGGCACCGGTAGTACTACTGCGGCTGCAGGACAGATTTATCTAAACGGCGGTACAAATAACCGCATTGATTTTAACACCAACGGTGTAGCACCTCCATCATTTAACAGTACCAGCGTAGGTACTAAGATGGTACTGTACCCAGTCGGTGGTGCCAGTTCAGTAGACTATGCTATAGGTATTGATGGTAGTACCATGTGGTTTAGTACTCCTACTAGTTCGGAAACATTCAAATGGTACGGCGGTACTACAGTAATAGCATCATTAACCAGTGCTGGTGCTTTGTCAGCTACGAGTTTTTCAGGTTCAGTATCCGGTGCAGTTGCCGCAACTACCCTGTCAGCATCAAGCACAGTAAGTGGCACAGGCTTCTCAACATATCTAGCTAGCCCTCCGGCTATTGGTGGTACTGCCGCCGCCGCAGGTAATTTTACTAGTATAGGTGCTACAACATCAGGCACTGGGGTGTTCACTACACTAACTGCTACAGAGGCTCGAGATACAGTATACACAGGTGGATCAACTACAGGCACTATAACACCTAACGCGGCCAACGGTAACATACAGACTATTACCTTAACAGGTAGTATCACGCTTAATGCATTTGCAAGTCCAGTAAGCGGGCAAACAATAACTTTAATTATTACACAGCCTGCGGCACTTGGTCCTTATACACTGACTAGTTCGATGAAGTTTGCTGGTGGATTTAAAACACTCAGCACAGCGGCCAATGCTGTAGATATGTTGACTATTAGTTATATTGGTACAACCTACTATGCTAGCTTAGTAACAGGATTTGCCTAATGCATAGAATTATTCGTGGCCGCAAGCAGGCAGCTGATCCGTTTAACAGCCGCCCTAGTGGAGTAAGTTCGTCAACTACTCAAACACATTATAGTATTGCTAGAAGTATAAACTTTGCAGGAACACAGACTTCATCGTTTATTGTAAGTGATAATGCCGCATTTGCGGTATATCCAGTAACAGTTGAAGCATGGCTGTACAGTACTACAACTGGCGATTTTATAATTGAGTTACAAAATCCTATCACGGGGCAGTATACGGTATTAGGCAATCAATTTGTTTATCAGCAGGCTCAATCGGGAGGAACTAGTGCTTCCAGTAATTTAGCACCGTGGACTGCGAATGCCTGGCACCATGTGGCATTTACCTTGTGGAGTTCAACGCTATCGACTACCCAAGCAGATCGAGTTACTTGGTGGATTGACGGTGTTTCAAATGGTAGTACTGCCGGTAACACTTTTATAGGAGGCGGTGTTTCCCCTAACTATTCAGCTACTGGTGAAAGCAGACTAGTACTGGGTACATATCAATATAGCCTAACAGGTAGCAATACTCCATTCACTGGCTATATCAGCGAAGTACGTGTGAGCAACAACGCCCGTTACGGCACACTGGGAGTAACATTCACGCCGCCGGCAGTCGCTATGACCAGCGACGTCAATACTCTACTATTGTACAAAGCCCCGTAATAGTCGCATAAATATTATATAAACAAGGAGACTTCAATGTCTGATACACAAAAACACTATACAGTTCAACTACGTTCACCCAGTCGTGAGCAACTAGTAGATATTCCAGAATTAAGCACACCAACACTATACGCAGATCTAATAGAAGTTAATACTGCGGCACAATCCTACGTTGATGCTAAGAATGCTTCTAGCGATGATCCAAAAGATTGGTATGCTTATCCTAACTGTACCGACGAATCAAATCCAGGTTAATACTATGGCTATTAGATACAGAGTTATCGCTTCTAGCCAACAAGTAGGGCAACGTCAACAAAGCATGGATCTAATAGGTGATCCCATGCTAGGCGACCCTACATACGCACAGCGTTGTGCCAACAGCTATGCTCAAAAATTAAATAGTGATTTTAAAATGCATGTTTGTGACTGGGTGGGTTCAATCGAGCCATACGAGCACGTAGATTAATCACGCGAAGCGGCCGCGGAAATTTTAGACTTATCGCGAAGCGCGGAAAAATTTATACATCCGCGAAGCGGTAGCGGTAAAACGCGAACCAGCGTTACTGCTCCAGCGCCATAAATAATTACATGCGCAAGGACTACTACCTTCCTGAACTGCATAACTTTGAGCACATTGCCACTGTGCATTGGCCCATAGTACTTTGCAACGATCAATTAGATTGGGTGCAGAGTATTGACACTATGGAAGCATGGTTGAATCAGTACGTGGGCCATCACTACTCACAATGGGCCTATCATAGTGGAACTAGCATAGACTACTGGCTAGCCTGCATAGCGTTCAAGAGGGCCCGTGATAAGACCCTGTTCTTACTCGCTTGGAGTTAGCTAGCTTCAACCTTAACTAGCCAGTCGCTAGTGTTGGCAAATTTCTCTTCGTTAAGCGTGGCAACCCAGTGATCAGCTAGTAGACTAGCTTCTGCTAGGTTCTTGAATACTGCGTCAGTGCCATCTTCAGTAGCGTAACGTGTAACAGAGTAACCCGCAGTAGCTGATTCAGCTGTAATTGAATATTGTGGCATATCTTATCCTTATTGTGTATTTATGGGCAGACCAGTAGCTAGATCCACTGATTCATCTACTCGTGGACAGCACAGGCTAAATCTCAGCAAAAACTCAGTTAGAACCGCACCCGATGGCACCCAAAAGCGTGTACGATTTAGGTGTACTTCAAACCGTATATTGTTACGGAATATCCAGTTACAGACTTCCCTAGCACGGGGGTCCATGTTTAATACATAGTATTGTCGCATGATTACTTGCCTAATATATCTTGTAGCTTGACGCCAAACCAACAGCATAATAAGCTGGATATGGGTGTTAGTATGCAAGTGGCTAATATCCACATGAATTGTTCTAGCATGTTAGTTCCTTATGTGTGTGCAGATACCTGCGATAAGCGCATTGGGTGTACTACTATTAGCGTTAATGCGCTCAATGTCTTCCATGGCTAGTTCCAATAGTTCTACACGATTAACCAGTGTGTAGTAGCGTTCGCGTAGACTTGATGCTTGTAGCAAGCTGATAACGCGGCTTATTATTATGGGAATCCAAGTAGGTGACATAGTCTAGTATATATCCGAATGGGTCTAGCAGGGCCAAAAAAAATGTGCGCAAAAAAAATTTAACCACAGATTCTATTTTCAGTAATTTGTTTATACAATGGGTGTTTAATGCTATCACTAGTTAAACTTCCAGCTTTAACTTGATTGTCATTACTCCAAAATGGACGTAAGTTTGAATAGTGATTTAACAGTAATAACTCTTGCTCGCTACGTGCAAATGATAAGGGTATAATATGATCTATGTGCCACTCACTACGATTATTCCAGGACATACCTAGAGTAAACTGCTGTTCGATATGGAGTTTAAAGTGTTCAAATGTACACCCTAATATTTCAGCAGATTTAGCAGTTTTCTTATATCCTTGATTGCTTAGTGCGTTAGCTATGAGTGTGCCCACGTTAGAGCGTAGCTTTATTAATGGGTTACTACGGCGTCGTTCTCTTATGTAAGCAGTTTGACGAGCTTGTGTTTCTTTTGGGGATTTTTTAGGAGGTCTAGGTCTAGGAACACGTTTGCTAGCCGCGCGGGCTAGTATAGCTTCTCTATTGGCAAGATAGTCTAATTTTGTACAGGATTTGCACTTGGTGCTTATTTTAGGGCTTATTCTTCCAGGGGCAGGTTTACTAATGTGAAATTCACTTATAGGAAGAGTGTGTCCGCATGACTTACATGTACGCTCAGTGGGCAACGGTTTAGGTTGATACGTTGGATAGCCTTTGAGGGGCGCCTTAGTAGAATGGTACTGTTGGCTAACACATGCTCGACAGTCCTTACGATGTGTATAGTATTCAGTGAGAGGTTTAGTTTGATTACAAGTTTTACATTTTTTCATAACACAATTATTTAGCCAAGTGGGTCCTAGGATCCAAAATTTTCTTGCTCGTAAAAAATTGTAGAGAGTTACTTACAGATTCATCCTGGTGATTTTGCGTCTATATGGGGTGGATTTTAAGGCATGCGCTGTTG